ATTATTAATGAGAACGAAAGGATTACGACTTTGGGTATTAGTACGAATGCTGATGATCCAACTAACGCATCGATTCTTATCGCTCATGGTGGTCGTTGGAGTTATATTGTTTACGGTCAAAATTCAAATACTAACCTTGATCCTACTTCTAATGATGTGGTCGGTGAGATTCAAAGAGGTTTTATCCAATTCAGTTCGCTCATTAATTACTACGATCAACCCACGTTAACAATTCCATCTGATATTGAATATAACAATGCCTAATATAGTAGATGACATAAAACAAAAGTTTGGAGCAACTCAATTAGAGCTGTCCAAATATGTAAAAATTCAACCGATTGAGCGTGAAGATAGGAAGGGATTTGTAACGTTTGGAGAGGGCAATATGTTTCCTCAATATCTAATCGAGTTGTATAACGAAAGTCCTGTTCATGGTAGCGTTGTAAATTCGATTTCTTTCATGATTGCAGGAACTGAATTTGTTTCCAATAATCCACAGGTGACAAATGAGATTAAGCGATTGAATTTAGATAGCATCTTGCATACAACAGCGTTAGATTTAAAATTGCATGGTGGTTTTTATTGGGAAGTTATTTGGTCAATGGATAGAAAAACCATTGCACAAGTTAACCATTTACCTTTTGAGAATTGTCGATTGGCATGTTCCGATGATAATGATGATATCACGGGTATTTATTACTCGCGTGATTGGAACGACACTCGAAAAAAGAAAAATACGCCCTCGTATATTCCGATGTTCAACACGGATTATAAAGACGAATGTCCTAAACAAGTGTTATTCGTTCATTCGATTGTTCCAGGAAGTGAATACTACCCAAAACCCGACTACATAAGCGCGATAAACAATATCGAATTAACGCGACAAATAAGCGAGTACCAAGTTAACATCATTTTAAATGGATTTTTCCCTTCATTAATTGCTTCATTTAACAATGGAATTCCATCGTTGGAAGAACAACGTATGATTAAAAATCAATTACAGCAATCCATTCAAGGTGCTGAAAATGCTGGTAAGGTTTTGACATTTTTTAATGAAGAAAGAGATCGAGGTGTTGAGTTTACTTCGTTCCCTGTGGGCGACATGGATAAGCAGTTTGAAACGTTGGTTAGCCAAGCTGTTGAATCTATATTGGTGGCGCATCGCGTTACAAGTCCTTTGTTATTTGGTATTCGTGATGGTGGTGGATTGGGAAGTAATACCGATGAAATGAAAACTGCGATGCATATTTTCATGAAGCAAGTCATTGAGCCATTTCAACGTATGATTACTACGAGCGTTGAATATTTGTTGGATAGTGAAGGTATTACAAGCGATGTTTCAATAGTTCAAAATGATTTATTCATTGATGCTGCGCCAACAACAGATGCGACTTCATCGACTCCAACTGATGTAGCAAGCCAAGCATTGAATGGTGCGCAAATTTCATCGTTATTAGAAATCATTACTCAAACAACTGCGAATGTTTTAACGCCAACGAGTGCGAAGGCAATTACAAAAGCGGCATTCCCTACGATGAGTGATGCGCAGATAAACACGATTTTCGATAACTTATCAAATGTCGTTTTAGATCCTACGCAAATAGCGCAAAAAAAAAAAGTTGATTTAGCAGATAGCTTTGAACCAACCGATGAGATGGCAGATGAAGCCGAATTGGGTTTAAAGTGGCGCGATGAATACGGAAGGGGTGGAACGGAAGTAGGTGTAGCACGTGCGCGTGATATAAGCAATAAAAGAAATTTATCTTTTGATACGGTTAAACGTATGAACTCTTATTTCTCGCGTCATGAAGTAGATAAAGAAGCGATTGGTTGGAATCAAGGCGAAGAAGGTTTTCCATCCGCAGGTCGTATCGCTTGGCAATTATGGGGAGGTGATGCTGGTCGTGATTGGGCAGCGAGAATAATCGAAAGTAATACCAACGAATTAGACCAAATAGCGGAAGCATTAATAGAACTGGGTGAAGAACCAAATGAAGATTGGATTTTGTTAGATAGTTACGAAGTAGATTATGAAAATGACGACATTGAAAACGAAGCGTTAGCGCATATCTTCGATGGTATTGAAATACAACAATCGACAAGTACAGGAACTGCAAAACCAAACGCAAAGAGTGACCAAGATAAAGTCATTAATGGAAAGACATATTACACACGTTACCGTTATAGTGGTCGTGTAACATCGTCAACTCGCCCATTTTGCTCAAAGATGTTAGCCGCTGATAAGCTATATAGAAAAGAAGATATATTAGCGATGAATAACAAAGCAGTTAATCCAGGATGGGGACCGCGTGGAGCTGATACATATAGTTGTTGGTTATTTAAAGGCGGGGGCAACTGTGGCCATTGGTGGAGCAAGGAGTTATACATTAGCGCGAAAGGTTTTGGATTAGATTTAAACAATCCCAACGTACAAAAAAAGGCGTGGAGTATGGCGGAAAAAGCAGGTTATAAAATCCGCAATAACTATTTAGTTGAACAACGTCCAATCGACATGCCGTATAATGGATTTTTACCCGATAACCCACGTTTTGCAATCAAATAAACACGAATAAAAATGGCAATACAACCCGAAATATTATTAATTACAGAGGATTATTTAAAGAAATACACAGCAATTACAGACGCTGTTGATCCCAATATTATCAGACCTGCAATTTATTTGGCGCAGGACAAACAAATAACGAATTATTTGGGTACTGATTTAATGAATAAAATAAAAGCCGATGTTAGCGCAGGAACAATTAGCGGTGATTATGAAACATTGTTGAATGATTACGTGTTAAAATCGCTATTATGGTGGACTATGGTTGAACTTTATCCATCATTACTTTACAAACATGATAACGGTAATCTTGTTAGCCGACAAAGTGAAGATACCACGCCAGTAACGAAGGGCGAAATGGAATCATTGAAAGAAGCTGCACGTGATAACGCTCGTTATTACACCAATCGGTTGGTTCAATATTTGTGCTATAATAGTTCATTGTTTCCCGAATACACATCGAACTCAAATAATGATATTTCACCTGACCGCAACCCATACGGTAAAAGTAGTTTTTTAATCAGCGATTCATATAAATATAACCGAGTTAAATGGACACTAAAAGACTTCCTTCCACCATCGTATTAAAGAGAAAAAAAGAATACGAAAAATTATTAAAGCAATATCTGAAAAAACAATACGAAATTAAAAAATGAAATGGTCATTGTTTTTAAAGGGTAAGTTTTGGTTGTTAGGCATCATTACAATTTTCCTTCCCATCAAAGAACTAATGATTACCATTGGTTTTTTGGTTGGTGCTGATATGGTAGTCGGCATTTGGAAAGCGTTAAAAGTAGGGCAGCGTATTCGTTCAAGACGAATGTCGGATAGCGTGACTAAAATGTTATTATACCAACTCGCAATCGTAAGCGGTTTTTTAATCGAAACCTATATCATTGAACAATTAATACCCATCACTAAATTGATTGCAACCGTCATTGCCATAATCGAATTTAAATCCATTGTGGAATCCATTGAAGCGGTTACAGGAAAGGATTTATGGGGTAAGATTAAGACGTTAATAGGTCGTAAAAGTGAAGATTTATCCAATGCCATGAACGATGAGCCAACTAAGTAAATACACCACGTTACAAGAAGTAACAAAAAGCAATCAGGCAACAGCGTTGCGCATTGCTAATTTGCCAAATGCTGAACAAATCAATAATTTGAAGTTGGTTTGTACGGAAGTATTTGATAAAGTGCGCGAACACTTTGGTAAACCCATTGGAATAAGTAGTGGATTTAGAAGCATTGAATTAAACAACCGTATTGGCGGTGCGAAGAAGTCACAACATATGGAAGGAAAGGCACTCGATATCGATGGGGATATTTTAGGCGGTGTGAGTAATAAAGAGATTTTTGAATACATAAAAAATAATTGTATATTTGACCAACTCATTTGGGAGTTTGGTACAGAAAACAATCCCGACTGGGTTCACGTTAGTTTTAATAAGGAAGGAAATAGAAAGCAAATACTACGAGCCATAAAAAGTGGCGGCAAAACTATTTACCAACCTTATTAATTATGCCGAGAGAAATTGGAGACAAAAACAAATTAGCGAGAGAAGTTCGAAATCGTTTTCCTGACACGCCAACGTTAACGCTCGCAAAGAAATTAGCCAAAGAACATTTCGAAACTTTTATCAGTGTTGAGGATGCGCGAAGTACATTGCGCAGAATTGAAGGTAAAAATGGTAAAAGTCATTTGCACGAATTAAAAGATAAATCGTTGTATCGCACAGAGGATAGACCACGCAATCCATTCAATTTACCGAAGTCATATTCGAAAGGTCGCAAACATTTCGAGGTAAAAGGAAATAAAATATTAGTGTTATGCGATGTGCATATACCATATCATGACATTAGCGCGTTAAGCGTAGCCATTCAAACGGGCATCGATGAAAACGTTGATACTATCATTTTAAATGGCGATGCACTTGACTGCCATATGATTTCTGATTTTGTTAAGGATCCAAAGAAGCGGAAATTCAAAGATGAACTTTACGCGATGCGTGAGTTTCTTTGTGAGTTACGCGCGAACTTTCCCAATGCTGAAATCATTTACAAGGAAGGCAACCACGAAGAAAGATACTGGCGTTATATGCGCGTGAAAGCACCTGAATTATTCGACATTGATGCGTTCGATTTCCCATCATTAACCCATTGTGATAAGTACGACATCAAATGGTTGGATGGCAAAAGCAAATTAAATGTAGGTGGGTTGTCTATATTTCATGGTCACGAATTCGGTAAGCAGTTTTTACCAAGTGTCAACGTTGCAAGAGGATTATTTTTAAAGACTAAAGCCAATGCAATGTGTGGACATCATCACCAAACAGCAGAACACACGGAGCGCGATGTTAATGGCAAAATAATAACGTGTTGGGGTGTGGGTTGTTTGAGCGAATTAAGTCCTGATTATAATCCTTACTCCAAATACAATCATGGATTTGCCATCATTACCAAAGGAGTTAACAGAAATTTCAGCGTTAAAAATTACCGGATTCATGAAGGTTCAATATATTAATCTCATCGCGTTTTGCGTTGGTCTAATCGCTGCGTTTTTAATTGGTAGGCATTCCATCAAATGCAATCGGTTACCAAATGTAACCACTTCAGATACGGTTGTTATATGGAAAGCGCAAATAGACACTATTCAAAAGGAACGCATTAAACTAAAAACAATTTATGAAAAGCAAGTTGATACTATTTACCTTTATGATAGCGTTGCCATTGATAGCGCATACACAAAAGCAATTCAAAAGCTCATTGAAAGTGAGGGAGCTGGATTCTTTAAGTGAAGAAAGGCGATTGGTATTGTTGGCGATAAACAAAATGTATTATCTGAATTATGATAATCAAAAGTTAAGTCGAGAAAATCAAGCGTTAACCAAGATAAATGAGCGCAATGTGTTATATATCGCACAAATTGAGCGCGATTTGAGTGATATAAAGGACATTAATAAGGGATTAAACGAGGGATTAAATGAGGAATTAAAACGAAAAAAAAAGTGGCGCAAAGCCACTCTTTTGATTGGTAGTATTTATGTATTTACTGCTGCTATTATTTATCTTCAATAGTTAAATAACCTACTACAACTCCTATTCCTGTAAAAGCCGAAATAGTATAAACACATTCAGCTTTTCCAATTGGTTCCCAATTACATTTATATGCTTTGTAAATGCATTTTATTTCACCGATTAATCCTGCAATAACTAATCCTATCCAAAGGATTAATACCAATAAGCTAATATTGTCTTTCATTTTATTTATTTTTTTTTAACTTTATTATACGTTTTAAGTAGATAGCAAAGTCGAGTGCTTCCTCGTATGCGTGATGTAACCATTCTTGTTCACTTAAATTGGCTTTGTCAACAGTTACTCCGTACTTAACACGCCCCATTTTCTCGCGTGAGATTAGATCCGCAATCACTTCTTTGTAAGTGTCGCTTTGGCAGTTGTCGAAATCGTGTGTTATATTCATTATTTTCTTCTTTTTAATCCTATTGAACAAAGATAATCATCAATTTCTTCTGGCATACTTTCGATTTGATTTTTTAATTGTGTGAAATATTCACGATTTGAATCATCACATTTTTCTAAAATTGCACCGCTTATTATTTGAAGAATTACATATTGTTTAGATTCATCCTCAAATTGTTCTATTGATATTAACCGCTTATCTAATGACTGAAACACTACAAATTTTTGAAGTGTAGCGGTATATCTATAACTATACCAGTCTTTCTTTTTTTCAATTTTGATTTCATCAAATTGAATTAAATCTAATATATTACTCATTTTATTTCTAATTTAGGTTGAACATCTTTTTGTTTACGGATATATTCGGTTAGTTCGGGAAGCATCCAATATCCATAGGTGGACATCTCATAAGTAAAATCATCAATCTGTTGAGTGATGTCTGGCAGTATTGCACCATCTGCATTCCACAACGCTGTTATTGTCTTTCCATGTTCGCGTTGAATGCTATCGTTAAGGCGTTTTAATAACATCTTTGTTTGATGATTGTAAAACCATTTGATCGGTTCGCATTCGTCACCTGCGTAAATGGATGCCTGTAACCACATCAACAGATTCAACACCTTTACTTTTTCAAGTTCTTCTTTTGTTATTTCAGTTTTCATCTTGACCTCCGTATGTTTCGTTGTAGTAGTTTTTTCCATCTCTACTTGTGTCAATCATACACATTCCTTTGCATCCATTATTAGCCGCTTGAATAATCTGCTCACGTTCCATTTGTAATGCTTGTCTTTTTATCTCAAGATATTCAGAACTATCTATGTTTATTTGAATAATTTGAATTGCTTGAGTTTCTCTCATATCTCCTTTTATCTCAAGTTGTTCAATAAACCATTGTACTGCTGTCTGTTTTTTGTCGCTCATATTTTTTGTTTTTTGATATTCAAAATAGTTTGTTCATAATAGTTGCGTCTATTCTGATATTAGCAGAAAAGACTACCTGCGTATTCCAAAATCAGACT